AAGTGTGTCGATATACACATAAACAAAGAGTTTGAGGAGTGGGTAGCTGAAACAGCAACTGAAGATATATATGGTGGCTGTAGAGTTATCATAGGTGGAGGAACACTGAGAGGAGACGGAGCTTATGGTGTATGGGCAGCTAGGTATTGCAATGAGTATGGAGCTATTCCTAGAGGCAAGTACGGAAACGTAGACCTTACAACTTACAGCGGATCTAAAGCTAAAAGTTGGGGTAGACCGTCTGGGGGAGTACCAAAAACCTTATTAGATATATCAAAGCAACACCCTATCCAAACTGTATCTAGAGTGGATACTTATGAGCAGGCGAGAGATTTGCTAGCAAACGGTTACGCAATAACAGTTGCAAGCGACCAAGGTTTTTCATCCCAAAGAGACTCAGAAGGATTCGCCAAGCCCAAAGGAGAATGGGCGCACCAAATGTGTTTGTTAGGTATTGATGATGGATACAAGAGACCCGGAGTTTTGTGTGTGAATTCTTGGGGGAGCTGGAACGCAGGCCCTAAAAGACTAGAACAGCCAACAGGTTCTTTTTGGATTGACGCAGATGTAGTGGAAAAACGTATGCTCAGTCAGGGAGATTGCTGGGCTTTTAGTGGATATGAGGGATTTAAACCTAGAAAGCTCAACACAAGGATCATATAGATGATGCAGAAAACAAAGTATTTTTTACTATTTGTGTCCGCATGTGCCTTGATTTTTATGTTCACATATGGTAAAATATCATCCGGTGTCACAAATATCAAAGAAAACAAAATAGATATAGATGAAAAGAGAAACGAGGCCTTTGTAGCCTTCGTAGTAAACGAGAACGAGGCTCAACCCATAACACCCAAACCTCACCCCGATGTAGAAAAATGTGCATGTAAAGGTACTGGGTATATATGGCACGGCGATGGGCACCAAACCAAATGTCCATACCATGAAGAACCGGAAGAAGATGACGACGACGATGACGAGGAGGAAAAGCATAGGTGCAGGTGCGATACAGCAACCACATACTGTAATTGCAAAAAGGCCTATGGAGAATGTCAGTGTAAAAAACGTTAAACCCAGTAAGGGAGACCTCCCATGGATAATCTCGCTAAGGCGTTTGAGGTTCTGCAAAAACTAGCCTCAGAAGATGGATTAAAAGTCGATAAGTACACAATAAAAGGTAAATACCCAGCAGTCATCAAACTATCATCACCAGATAGAGACACTATTGAGGTAGACTTTATTGACAACAGACCGGTTGTAAAAGTCAAGAAGATTTTCACCATAACCCTCGATGTCTTAGGTATAACGCTCAAACATGATAGAGGTATAGTAAAGCTGGACGGTTTTCCAGACGTGCCCTTTAACTATGAGGAGCTATAGCCTATGACAGGAAAATATGCCTCACTTTTTGTGGGAGGGATGGACAAAGTAAGATCAGAAATCCCTCTTAAATATAAAAAAGATAAAGAACGAAAAATTGCTGAAAAGTGTTTGCAACTTGGACACGAATGGACTAGAATAGTAAGCGGGGATTTTGAAAGCGTTGATCGCTTTAGGGTTCCCGCAGGAGCCAACGTAAAGGAGTGGCAACAGCAACTCAAGGACGAGTGCAAACAACATATCAAGGATGGACTAGACCCTGAAGACGCCAAAGGAATAGTCTGGGTCTTTCCATTTATTTTACAAGTACTGCTTTCAGCGATCATAAACTGGATAATAAGAAGACTATTTGATAATATATTTGAAAAAGATGATGAAGAATAATATCTAGATTTACCACTCATGCCACGTCACCAACCAAGTTGGGGCGTGGCTTTTTGTATTGGTAGTACTAAATTAATAATAACAGTAATGGATAAGAAGAAAGAATTTTTGCATGTCTATAAAATCTTTGATGAGCTACAGCTTTGTTTCTAAATACGCGAGATGGATACCCGAAAAGAAGAGGAGAGAAACTTGGAACGAGGCAGTTAGCCGAGTTAAAGAAATGATGTTAAATAAGTACTACGACATCCCAGAGGTACATGAGGACATAGAGTGGGCATACGAAATGATGCGTAAGAAAAAGGTCTTGGGATCACAGAGAGCCTTGCAGTTTGGGGGCAAACCAATCTTTAAACATAACGCAAGAATATATAACTGCATTACCTCTTTCTGTGACCGCCTCAGATTCTTTCAAGAATGCATGTACCTACTGCTTTGCGGTTGTGGAACAGGCTTCTCTGTACAGAAGCACCACATAGACAAGCTACCCCCTCTCGTAAGAAATAAGAATGGAACAAAGAAATACGTCATTCCTGACACCATAGAGGGGTGGTCGGATGCTGTTGGGATATTAGTTGCAAGCTATTTTGACCAAAGCGACTTATTTCCCGATTATATTGGCAAGAATGTTAACTTTGATTACTCTCAGATACGTCCTGCTGGTTCATATCTAAGATCAAGCGGAGGTAAGGCTCCCGGCCCAGAGCCTCTCAAAAACGCTTTATCCAACATAAGAAAAATACTAGACAAAGCCCTCAAGGACATGGAGTTTGCATCAAAGGGCACAAGAAAATTGAGTCCTATTCAGGCATATGATATAGTAATGCATAGTGCAGACGCTGTTATTTCAGGCGGTGTACGAAGAAGCGCTACCATCTGTCTATTTAGCCCAGATGACGACGAAATGGCTAAGGCTAAGACTGGCTCTTGGTTTGTAGAGAACCCCCAGAGGGGAAGGTCTAACAACTCAGCCCTGTTACTGCGAGATAAGACTACCCCCAAACAGTTTTCGGAACTCATGAAATCCGTACAGGAGTTTGGCGAGCCGGGCTTTGTCTGGTCTGACTCTACAGAGCTGATAGTTAATCCCTGTGTGGAGATTGGAATGTGGCCAGTAGATGAAACCACCGGAGAGAGCGGCTGGCAAGCGTGCAACCTAAGTACTATTAACTGCGCCAAGGTTAAGAGCGAAGAAGACTTCTATGATGCATGCAGAGCTGCTTCTATTATAGGTACGCTTCAGGCCGGTTTTGCTAGCTTTGCGTATCTAGGTGAAGCCAGTGAACGCATTGTTTCCAGAGAAGCCCTGTTAGGAGTTTCTATGACAGGCATAATGGAGAACCATGAAATATGCTTAGACCCAGAAACACAGAGGGCGGGTGCTAAGGTGGTCAAACTAGAGAACAAAAGAATTGCTAAGATTATATGTATTAATCAGGCAGCTAGAACCACCTGCATTAAACCCGAAGGTACCAGTAGTTGTGTTCTGGGAACTTCATCTGGCATACACCCTCACCACGCCAAGCGTTATATAAGAAGAGTGCAGGCCAATAAGATGGAGCCAATTTATAACTACTTCAGAGAAATAAACCCGAGGGCATGTGAAGAATCTGTCTGGTCAAACAATGATAGCGACGATGTAGTTGCTTTCTGTATCGAGGTTCCTGCGGGAGCAAAGACAAAAAACCAGATGGGGGCAATCGACCTTCTGTCTGATGTTAAGAGTACCCAGCAAAACTGGGTAATTACAGGAACCAACAAGCCCCTTTGCACGCAGCCTTGGCTGGTACATAATGTTTCTAACACGATAAATATCAAGCCAGACGAGTGGGACGAGGTTGAGAAGTTCATCTACAAGAACAGAAAGTTTTTCTGTGGAATTTCACTGCTGCCAATTACGGGAGATAAAGATTACCCACAAGCCCCTTTCACGGCAATTTACCTACCAACAGAACAGGTGAGACATTATGGCGATGCGTCTCTGTTCGTAAGCGGTCTTATAGAGGTGGCGTTAAACCTATGGGAAGACAACTTGTGGGCCGCTTGCGACTCACTACTAGGCGTGGGAGCCAAAATAAAAGGTAACGGAAAGAAGGAGTGGTCTGATAGATGCAAGAAGTTTGCTGATAAGTATTTTGAGGGAGACCTTAGACAACTAACCTACTGCATGAAGGATGTATAAAACTGGAAAGAGTGGGTTGATCTAAATAGAGAATACGAAGACGTTGACTATACTCAAGTCATAGAGGAAGAAAATAATGTTAAGCCGGAACAGGAGTGGGCTTGTTCTGGTGGTCAATGTGAACTAGTGTAAAGGAAGGGTAACAATGGATACTATTAATTATGATGGAAGGTCTCCTAACGCAGGATGTAACGATCACATTCACAGGAGGAATCAGCTACAAAAGAATAAGAATTATATCAAAGAAGAAGAAGAGGCTCTCTCAGTAAGATCTCTCAGGCTTACAAAGCTAGATGAAAGCGCCATAACACCCACGAAGGCAAATATCTCAGATGCTGGATGGGACTTGTATTCTCTTGAGGATGTGGAAATACCGCCAGCCTCAAGATCCCTGATAAAAACTGGAATCTCTTTACAGATACCAAAAGGTTTTGTTGGACTGATATGGCCCAGATCTGGACTCGCCGTAAAGAGTGGTGTCGATGTCTTTGCGGGGGTTGTTGATTCTGGGTACAGGGGAGACGTTGGCGTATGCCTTTATAATTCGTCAGTCGAGACCGTTAGTGTTAAAAAGGGTGACAGGATCGCTCAAATATTATTTCAACCAGTACCTTATTTCCAGCTAACCGAAGTTACTACGCTCTCCTCTAGCGAAAGAGGCGAAGGCGGTTTCGGTAGTTCGGGTAGATGAAAAGGAAGCTATGCACAGAAAACAAAAGAAAAACAATAAACAGCCTCAGAAGCTAAAGCCGATAGAAGCTAAGACCTACAACCAGCGAGAATACATAAGATCTATTATAGATAATGATGTCACGTTTTGTGTAGGGCCAGCAGGCACAGGTAAGTCTTTTGTAGCTGCCGGTATAGCTTCTGAGCACTTGCATCACAGCAAGATAGAGCAAATTGTGGTAACAAGACCGCTAGTTTGTGCTGGCAGAGAAATAGGTGCTATGCCCGGATACGTTGATGAAAAGATCAAGCCTTACCTGCTGCCTATGGAGGAAAATCTAAAGTTCTTTCTGGGACAAGCTTTGTATGGGCATTATATGAATAGAGGTCAAATAAGGTTTGAACCTCTAGAAACCATGAGAGGCGCTACGTTCCATGACTCATACATGATTTTAGATGAGGCTCAAAACTGCACACTAGAACAAATAAAAATGTTCCTCACTAGAATGGGAGAGCATTCTAAATGCATAATTAATGGAGACCTCAAGCAGACAGACCTGCGAGACAGAAGCGGTCTACATATCTGCATGGATAAAATAGACTATATAGACGGTGTGGGTATAGTAGAGCTGGACTATGAGGACATACAGAGACACTCAATCATCGGTGAGATATTACGAGCCTTAGATGGGTAGGCGGTCACAATGGATTCCAAGAATGGTCGCAACTTAAGCGTTGCCTGTATGCTACTGATTATATGTCTGATATCAGCCATCGACCTCTTCTTGGCGATCTGGCTGATAGATCCATCTAACGAACTTACATTAAGGCTAACAGAAAAGAATCCAGTAATAGTAAAAATGGCATTAATCACAGGTGACTGGTCTGTTGTAATACCCTGCAAAATATTTGGAACCCTCCTGTCTGTCATGACAATTATTATGATCTACAGGAAGAACAAGAAGAAGGGCTTCTTTGTATGCTTAGGAGTTTTTATGTTTCAGATATTACTCCTACTATATTTAGTTTTTGGTTAACCCCGGAGGGAAAATGAAGTACATAAGCAAAATTAAAAAGGGTGGCTTAGACGACCACACAACAGAAAGAACTTTTAATAACACGGGAGATCTCGTAGACAATGAAAAGGAAAAATCTTATGCTAAAATTGTAAAGAACACCACCCGGTCAGGGATTACTGAGTCTCACTATATCAAAGTGTACAACGGCGTTGTCTACGATCCTTGGGGTATGCATAGCCACAGGGAGGATTACATAGAAGCAAAGATGAGAAGAGTCAGCAAGGAAACTTTTGATTTCTATATGCTGTATCTAAAAACACGTAACTCGTTATACTTAACTAGATCTCAAAGGAGTTTTATCAATGACTAAAAAAGGACCATTAGGAACTGCGGAAAAATATTATGTTAAAGGTCACTACAAGACAGTATCCATTGAGGATATAGCAAAAGCTCTTGATAGGCCTCTTGTCACCGTAAAGAATCTTGTCAGCAAACTTGATAAAGAAGACCCTGTTTCATCGACGATTACCGCTGGAAGCCAGATGGCTAGAAGAGAAGGTATTGTGCTGATGACAGAAAACGCCTCGTCTATGGCTGATGATAAGAAGACAGCCAATAAAAAGTCTAGCAAAAGGGACTGCGTTACACGGATTAAAAATGACTGATTTCATAACGACACATGAAGGCTTCATCGAAGCCTACAGAGGTGATAGCGAGTGCATATGGGTAACTGTGAATCTATCTAATGGTACTGATATATATTTTAACAACCACAAGGAGTGGCTTGATATAAAAAGAAAGTGCCAACAAGAAGACCTGTCGGTAAGTGCTATTAATTTGCAATTTAAATCCCACAAGATAACTGTAGACATGAATGATTGTGAGGGTTCTTATTTAGTGAGATCGGTCTTAGGAGAAGTAGGATCATGGACTAGAAATTATTATACCGTTGGGAAGCTCAAGGGGGATGTAGTTCATAAAACAAGATGGCTCATCCCCGAGCTGGTTGAAGAAGAAAAATCTGAAGATACACTTGACAATTGCTTTGAGGAAGCTATAATATATCATCATGCCGAAAGAACCGACAAATAGCAGTAGGTACAAGTCTCCCTCTACTGGAGATTTTATAACATGCGCGCAATACGTTGCAGAGATTATGTGCAACAGGATGGCTCAAAAAGAGAACATAGGTTCTCAAGCGCACAAATTCTGGAACCTACCGAGATGGAAGAAGCATTACCAGTATCAAGTAGTGCTCGCTAACAGGCTAGTTAAAAAATATAACGAAGCCGCAATAGTGAAAGCCATCAATTCACCCGAGTGTAAAAGGGTGTATTCGCTTCGGTATCCAGCTTTGCCGAAAATCATTGAGAAATATGAGAAAATCATTATGCAACAAACGTCTCAGTCCACTACTATAAGGGTAGAGGAAACTCCCAAGCCTAAGACTAGACGGGGCTACGGAAAGAAAACAGGATTACAAAAGTTGAGGGAATTAGATGGCGAAAAAGAAGACTAACAAATTTGATAACGATCCGACTAGCAACAACGTGTTCTCCACTTACGGCGATGTCGTAAGACCGGGAACAGAGGTTCTGGAAAACCTTAATAGCCTTTCAGTGTTAAGCGTGTCACCATCCCTTGACTTAGCTTTAGGTGGAGGTATCAGGGAAGGTAGCTGCGTAGTGATGTCTGGTGATCCCAAGACTGGAAAGACAACAACAGCCTTGCACTTTGCAGGAAAATGCCAGCAGCAAGGCAAGAAGGTTATCTACGTAAATACAGAAGGTCGCCTAGCGGTTCAGAACTTTGAGGGGATAGAGAGCTTGAACAAGGATGATATCATAGTCGTTGAGTCAACAGATGATAGAGTTCTCTCGGCGGAAGACTTCTTAAACATCATCGAGATGTACATAAACAATGACCCGGAGTGTGTTATCATCGTTGATTCCGTCTCTAGCATGGTTCCTAAAGATGAGCTTGAGGGACTAATCAGAACAGGTGTTAGAAACGCACTACCTCGACTGCTATCAATGTTCCTGAAGAGGATTGGCGGTCAGGTAACAAAAAACAAGACTATTGCAGTATTTATTCTGCACAACATTGCTAATACCGGTGGCAGCAGGTGGGCACCTGCTAAAATGACAGACGGTGGCAATATGATTCAGTATCAAGCTGGAACAAATATAGCTATTACCCATAGAGGCAGATGGCAGGTACCTAAAGACACAGGCCCACACGTAGGACAGATTGCCAACTGGAAAGTCTTGACATCAAATGCGGGTGGTACCCCTAACTCCACGGCAGAGAGCTGGATTAGGTACGGTATTGGTATAGATGAGGTTCAGGAAGTGGTTCAGGTAGCGTGTGAGTTTAGACTTATAAAGGCTGCTGGAGCTTGGTACACTATATCCTGCGCCCTAGAAAATCAAGAAGACCCAGCGATCTCTAAGGTTCTAGCCGATAATGATGTTGACCTTAGTGACGAAAGCGTTGAGAAGTTTTTCAAGTTTCAGGGTGTAAACAATCTCTCAGAATTCTTGAATGCCAACCGAGGTGTCTGCGATTTTGTTTATAGACAAATCAAGGAACTCTTAATTGAAAGCTAGAGGCTTTAACGGTAGGGAATATGTTTGGAATCTATCCAAATATGACGTGTATAACAACGACACAAAAAGAAGATCCAAGCACCATCTTAGAGCCAGAAAAATAATCAAGGAGACTTATAGTAGCTACCGGATTCTAGAGGAAGTCAAACTCCCCGGCAGCACTGCTTCCCACAGAAGATCGGTTCTCTATCTTGATTTCTTTATACCCAATTTAATGCTGGGGGTAGAGGTTCACGGCAGACAGCATTATGAACACATACCGTTCTTTCACAAGACTAAGAGAGATTTCTTGTTAGCAAAAGCCAGAGATGAGGACAAGGCTGACTGGTGTGAGTTGAACGAAATACAATTGATAACACTTAAATATTCGGATACTGATGATGAATGGCGAAATGCAGTTAAACGCATCTGACAGACTTTCAAAACACATAGAGCAGATAGACGACTACTTGGATCTATCCAACGTTAGGTTCTCAAATTTCCACGAGGAATACCTAATATCTGCCGACATGTCTATCTCTAAAATATCCTCGCTCACACAGCAGGAGCACTTTGATCATGCGTACCTACTATACGGCTACGCTTCCTACATTCAGGATGAGATCAATAAAAACAAGGTTGTACTTAGTTGGTGCAACGACCAGATAGAGAAGATGGTTGTTGCTAACCTCGCCAGCTTTGATCAGTATACCAAGCATGAAGTAAAGCGCCAAAGTATCGTCAGGGATAATAGCTATGCTGCGAAGTGTGACCAAATGAGAGTAGTTGCTGAGGCTAGACTCCAGTCGCTGGAGGGAAAAGTCTTTGAGTTAAAGAGAAAGGGAGACATTCTTTTAGAAAAGGGTAAAAGACTATGAGTATGGATGATTTTGTTGGTTCACTATCCCCTGAGCAGAAGAAAAAACTACTTCAGGCTCTGGGCGCTAGCGAGACCGAAGAAATACAAGCGGAAGCAGATGAAGAGCTTGTCAGTGAAGATTTTAAAGTAACTAGAAGTGACAAAAGTACTAACGCGAGGAGAAACAAAGTGAAGGCCCGTGAAAATAAGTGGGTGGATACAGGCGAGTTTAGGGACGTGGAGACACCTGATGTAGCTAGAACGCCTAGAAGAAGAGGCGCACCCAAGAAGCAGGATATAGAGTGCCATGTATGCGGTAAGACGTATAAGATCGACCCCAGATATACATATGGGGAATACTACAGATGCAATAAGTGTACTGGAAGATAGCGTCATGGATAAATTTTGTTACGATGTCAAGAAGTTTGACTTAGCTAGCGTGGTGAAGGATGTGTTTGACATAGAAAATTTAGAACAGTTACATACGCAACAGGTGGGACCGAATAAAATTCCTGACGACCCATCAAAGGATCAAGCCACGGCTTTTCACAAGACGTTCTATCGTATTTTTGACGGGAAGAATTCAAAGTTTCTAAGCGTCTACAAAGCCTTAGCGGGGTACATAGCTTCCCGGCATTTCCCAGAAGAAAAAATGGTATACCAAACACGTCCCACTTTTCGAGTTCAGATTCCTAACAATATAGCGGTTGCCAAATGGCACAAAGACAAAGCCTACAATCATTCAGAGCGCGAGATTAATATCTACGCCCCTCTCACGAAAGCCTTTGACACTAATACCGTATGGGCAGAGAGCGAAGAAGATAAGGGTGACTACAGTCCCATGAATGCCGACCTAGGTGAGTATTATATCTGGGACGGAGCAAACCTTACCCATGGCAACAAAAAGAATACCACGGGGCAGACGAGGGTGTCTATCGACTTTAGGTTAATCCCACTCAGAGATTTTAGCTATAAAGGAACCAGCGTAACTACTAAGGTTCCTATGAAATTGGGGTATTATTGGGAGCTTTTTGAATGAGTTCAAATTTGACAGACATTGGTTCTGAAAGAGCTGTCCTTGCGGGCTTGCTCAGATACGGAACCGAAGCTTACGTTGAAATATCTGACATAATAGATCACCAGACTTTTGGTAACACTAACAATCAAGTTCTCTACAAGTGCCTTTCTAGAGTGATTGAGGGTGGGGCGGAAGTTGACCTGCCCTCTATTCTATCTGCGGCAGAGCAACTTAACTTCTCAGATATTATAAACAGCAAGCAAGAGCTTGAGTACATCAAATCCCTTTTCGATTTTCCTATCAAGGTTGAGAATGTATCAAGGTTTGCTTCTCAAATCAAGAAGTTTGAGATTGCTAGAAAAATTAAATCACTAGTATCTAAAATATCTAAGGATGCTGACAAGGTTGACGGTAGCGAGAGCGTTGACCAGATTATGGCTATGGTAGAAACTCCTATCATGGACTTTCTCAGAGAGGATGATGGCGGGGAAAGACCTGAAAGGATTGGTGAAGGCGCTGATGACTACATAGAGTTCCTTAAGGAGAACAAGTGTGATCTAGTTGGTATATCAACAGGCTTTCCTAGGTTCGACATGTCTATAGGGGGAGGCCTCAGAAGAAAATGCGTAGACCTCGTGTCAGCAAGACCGAAGGTTGGTAAGAGTGTTTTTGCTGACAACGTGGCGTTAAATGTGGCATCAGACGGAGTGCCCGTGC